GCGCAGAAGGTGGGGCGCCTTTACCTCCGCCTCCGCCTGCTTGTGCGGTCAATGCGAATAGCGCGAAGCACAAGGCAATGATTAGTTTTTTCATAATGGTTTTCTGAGAATAGCGATGTCGTCGTTGCCGAAGCGGGAGGGGTGATAGGCGGGCAAGATGCCGGCCTCTTCAAAGCCCATTTTTAATGCCAGGCGTTGAATGGCTCCGCGAGTTGTCCAGATATAAACTTGTTTCCAGCCACGTTCTTTGGCGTACGCGCAGCCTTCGGTGAGCAAGGCGCGGAACTTCCTGCCGTCGCCCATGACGTGCGGAGTGACTACGCCGGTGAAGCGGTTGCCTTCGCAGCGTAGCAGTGCGGTCTCGTCGCCCCAAAGGAACTGGTTGCCTTCATGGATTTGGTTGCCGATGAACGTGATCGCATCAAGCTTGGTGTATTCCGGGTGAATGTCCGTAGGCTCCAAGAACTGCCAAAGTAGTTCCTGCACTGCGGGTTCACGTATTGATAGCTGTCTGAATGCCACTGGTTGATCCTCGACTGAATGCTCGGGATAGTAGCGCGCAGCGTTTACAGCATCCGACCGTTACGGGGGTTCTGGGTATTCGTACATGATCTGCCCGCAGCGATGACATTCAGGGCCGGCGGCAGTGAGATAGAATATTTGCGACTTGCATGTGCACTGGAAAACGACATCGTCATCCTCTTCGAGCGGCTTAACTTCACGCTTCTTGAACTCGATGATGTTATCGTCTGGCATACGGATCGTGGTTCCTGCGTGCGTTGGCCGAGCTATGGCCTACGCTTGGGTGGAGTATTTGCTGCGGTGTCACTGGGCTATCCATCAAGGCCAGCACGTACGCGGTGCCGTCATCCGGTGATCGACCGATACGCTTGACGATCGCTTCTCGACTCTCGACTTGCACGAGTGGCCCGGTCATAAACCATGTCGGAGCACATAAGTCGGCCTTGAGTATCGGGTCGTCTGGCAGGGCAATGCCGTTGTTGGTGTTTGGGTCTAGCGCCTCGCGCATCTGCCACCATAGCTGACTGCGCAGATTGTAGAAGCGCAGATTACCTGCCTGGCTAGTGGCCGTGGCCTTCTCGCTGACATTGACGCCGATCACGTCGAGCTGTGCCTGTTCCAAGAAGTCGAACGGGCTTGAGCCCACGCCGATCACATCAATGAAAATGCGTGCCTGGTTACGCATGGCAGCAACTACGGCACCCGCAACGGCTGGGCCATTCGGTGTCTCTGCGCCTGGTATGCGTATCGGCTTATCAAACCAGAAGCCATGGCGCCTTGCGAGTACCGTCTTGTCTTTACCGCCGCGTGCTACGTCCACGCCCAAGCTGTCCATCGTCTCAAGTCGAATCGGTTGCTGCCATCTGGCCATGGCAGCTTCTACCCATGCGGTCGGTATCACTTGCCATGGGTCATCCATGACGCCCGCGTTGAAGTCACCGTATAACATTTGGCTACGCAATGGCTCCGGCATGGCTTGCAATTGGCTCATGTAGCCGGTGTTAACCAAGTGCGGGTTGTCTGTGATCCGTGACGGGATGAAGGTGCGACTCTTCGGTTGAATGATGTCGACTGGCTTGTGGTCTTCAGGCTTGAACACGTAGCAAGGCGAGCCGTGCACTAGCACGAATGGGCTACCACTGCCGACCTCGATGTCCTCGCCGCCTATGGTAGCGAACCAGCGTAGTTCGCCGGGTTGCGCTGGGTTCGGGTGCTTAGTGTCTAGCCATGGTGCGAAGAACTTGATTATCCAGCGACCTTCGGCTGTGGTTGGCGGGTTGAACGTGAGCAAGGTGCGCTGACGTTGCCCTGGTGTTGTGGTGCGTACCCAGCCCATCAAGAAGCGCGCTGCGGTTTCGCGTACGTTGGTGGCTTCATCGATCACTAGCAGATCGTGAGGGCGCCCTTGGTACTTGGTCTCGTCGCCTGCATTAGGCACGGAGCCCATTTCGATTTGTCTGTTTGGTAGTCGCCAGATACCCTTCTGGCCATTCAGCCCATCGCGACTGCCAAGTATCTCAGTGAGACGATCAAGCACGCCTTCCAGCTGCGTAGTCTCTTCACGAACGAATAGGATTTTCTGATGGGCTGTGAGCGATAAGCCCACGGCTAAGTCGGTCTTGCCTCCGCCCGCTGCACCACCAAAGCCTACGATGTCGGCTTCGCTGTAATAGGCCATAGTCTGGGGCCCTGGTAGCGGTTGCCATATCGGTTCGGGAGCTGCGAGCAAGGCTTCGACTTCTGCAAGCTCGGCGGGTGTTAGGTAAGGCAGTGCTTCGGCTACTTCGTCGGGCGTCATACTAAGCCGTCTAGGTCTTCGTCTTGTTTGGCTTTTCGTGTGGCAGCTAGTGCCATCAACTCGGCAATACGATCCGCCTTGTGTTCAACTTGCACGGGGCCATTGTCGGCGCCGGTAAGCTCTACCGATTGCTTGTCGCCGTAGCGCTTTGGGCTCCACTTGGCCAGTAGCTTCAAGCGAGTCTCAATGCGAAGCTTAGATCGTGCAATGACATCCTGATCAGTGCGCACGTTGCCTTGTTCGTCACGATACGTGTCGTTGAGGCCGTCGTCTGCAATATCAATCGTGCCTTCTGCAATGGCATCAAAGCCAAGCTCACGCGCCTGCGCGATGCGTGCGGCAAACTCTTTATCGGCACTTATCCAGTCATACACAGTTCGCCATGCGGGCATTGCGTCGTCTCTGCAAATCGCCCGAAGCGTTTCGCCAACTGAAAGCCGTTCGCAAATTGCGTCGCCTATCTTTTGCGTGTAAGTTGTTTGTTTTGGCATGCGCTCAATCTAGCGCAGCTTTTACCAATCATCCGACCGTTAGCGAGTGCGATATGCACAAATATCAATCACGGTAGTCTTACCAATCTCAAACTTTGCGGCAATCTTTGCGAAGCTCATTCCATCATCTCGAAGCTTGCGCACCAGCTCCACTTCATGGTCGGTCAAAGTTGCTTTTGGGTGACGATCACCACGCCGTAACCCCTTGCCCTTTTCAGATAAATTGTCTTTACTTTTAATTTGCATTAACGTACCCTAAGGATGTTATTGATTATTGAAAGGGCATGTATGATTTTTACCGCTAAAAATGGGATATTGTTTACTAAAAAGCAAAACACCCCGTACCAAAGAAAAGACGGAAGTCTTACCTCACTTGCAGTATGGGAAGCGGTTTGTGCTAAACCTGATTGCTCGGCTCTATTTACCATAACCACGCCGGCTGATGCAGGGATAGAGTCAAAGGCTTTCGGTAGAAAGCATTGTGATAACCATAAAGCTACTAGGGCAGAATGCACCGCCCGCGCAGCTTTAGTTAACAGAAAACTTACCGATACAGATGTAATTGAAATTCGTAAGCTTGCCAGTGAGGGATTAAAACCTGCTGATCTTGCGTTAGTCTTTCCAGCAACTGCCGGAACGTTAAGAGAAATTATTGCTGGTAGAAGTAGAAAATAAATAACTCGTAAAAATTTACGTGTTGCACTTTTAAGGGCCCACTCATTTTGCAATTCGCTAACCCTTTTCGAAGAAAAGGGGTTATTGCAAATTGCATAAAATCGTGATTGTGCAATTTGCAATTTATTTAGGAATTGCAAATAAATTGCAGAATTGCACATAGTTTTAACTAACACGTAAAAATTTACGAGTAACATTTTTTAATGAACAGGTGTGAAATTAAGATTAAAAACATCCGAATTGCAGGCTGAAATATCACCCTTTTCATCGAACAATATGTAGTTTGAAACTAGCGCAACGCGAACATTCTGTCCGCCCCCGATAAGCAAAGCAGACTCCAATTTGTCATCGGAGTCACCCTCTCTTTTAACATCGGCGAAGGTCACTTTATTATCGGCAATTGCCTGATTGAACCACTCAGGCCAATACTGTGATTCGGATTCGCCGGCCCATTGGAAGGCTTCAATTTCTAGGGGTTTTCTTTGGTATTTCATGTTAAGTCCTTTGTCAGTTTGGGCCAGTTATGGCATATCAAGCGCACCAGGTATTGAATGGTGTTGTGGCCTTCCGGCACATTCCATAGCTGCTGCGAGGTTGGTGGTGTTTGAGTGTCCATGATTAAGCAACTAGCGCCCAGTCCTCCGCTAATACGTCGGTTTGGGAAGCTAACCATGGCACGATAGAATCGTCTGCGGTCTTCATATCAATATGCGCGTGATACTCTACTATATGCCCTTCAGGGTAGATGCCTAACAGTGGCTTACGGTTAACTGCAAAGGTGCTGCCGTCCACTAAGAACACGAACATACCTTTACCATTCCACCCGCTGCGTGCAGCTTTCTTGCCGATTTTCAAGCCTTCTAACGCTTCGCCAAAGGTCAAGCCTGTAGTCTCACGGTATGCATTGTCGAACTGCTCTTTAGGCGACCAAGACACATAGCCCGCGTACTGCTCAGTATTAGGTTTGCCACCGTCTAAATATTCAACGAGATAACCTTCATCATCGCCGTTTTCATCCGCAGGCAATGCCCAGCCGCGAAACTCGTTATATGCCAGGCGTGACATGGGGATCGCGTTAATGCGCTTTGTTCCGATATATTGTTTCATGGTAAAACTCCTATTTAGTGCTGCAGCTGAAGGGCGCGCAGCAAACCCATATTTATAAAATCGTTAAAGTGCCGTCGTCTTCTAAGATGTAAGGCGCGTCGTCACTCTCATACAGCTTTCTTAAGGCCTGCTTGGCCATGGTTGCTCGGTTATCCCGTTTACCGTCTTCTGGTGCAGGCATGGCAGCAACGGCCATGGCAATGACCGCTTTGATCTCAATGCCTGCGGTCTGCGCCATGCCGATCTCACTCATTACATTCAGAATGACCTGCTCGTTCTTGCCTAGCTTGCGCGTTGAGCCTTGCACGGGTATGGCAGCCTCGACCACTACGCAGCTGGTGATCTGATCACCGTCAGGGTCGATGCCTACTGGTACCACGTTGAGGTCGAAGCCCCACTCTTGGAAGTCGGCCCCATCTTTCTGTTTAGTTGAACGTAGTACACGGCCAAACGCAGTGCGGGTCACTTCCAGTTCAACGTCTGCCGCAGCGCGCAAGCCTGACCAGCCACGTGCGCCCTTGCTTGAGTCCTTGCCCGAGTGATGCACGAGCATGATCATGGAGCCTAGAGCCTTGTGCATGCCTTTACAGTGAGCGAGTGCCTTGCCCATGTCTTCGGAAGCGTTCTCATTGGCGCCAGCCATTGCCTGGGCGAACGTATCGATCACCACTAGCGAAGGACGTGGGCCTGAAGCTAATATCGATTTGCACAATTCAAGCGCGTCTTCTTTAAGTAACAGGTTCGGGGTTGAATCGATGATGTCTAGCGGAATGGTGCGAGGGTCGATGCCATGGTAATTAGCGTAAGCGATCAGGCGATTGCGAAAACCCGCTGCGCCTTCTGCCACGATATACACGACACGGCCTTGGGTAGTACGAATGCCGCGCCATGGTTGGCCTCGTGCGATCGACGCCGCCATATCCAACATTTTGAATGACTTGCCTGAGCCGGATTCGCCGAAGAGTACGCCGAGGCCTGCCGCAGGGATCACGCCTTTGATGATGTAACGCCATGACGATTGCACGGCGAAGTCTGCCCAGGGGGTAACCGGAAAGCGGAATTTTGAAGGTACGGTCTCGGCTTTTGGTGCGTCCGATGTTGTCGGCAGTTGTCCGATGTCGTCGGACATCACCACATAATCATCGATCGGTGCCAGGGCGTCGAACTCTTCCATCGAGACCGCATTCACGCTGATGCGAGCACCTTGCGAGTTGGCCAGTTGTATTAACGACTTGATGGTGACAGCTTTGCCGGGGTTACGTCCGAATGAATCCCAGCGTCCGGTCAAGTCACCGGGGTACTTACTACCACCAGCGCTCCACTGATCCCAAAGATAAAAGCCTTCGCCGCGTGTCTCGTGGTGGATGGCCATGCCGACTTTTAACCAGTCCGCGTGCCCCATATCAGGATCAAGCACACTTAATGCTTCGAGTATGACCTCACGGGATACACCAAGCGGAGGTTGATCTGCTGCGGTAAGTTCTTCGGATGGATTGCCGAAGCGCAAGGTGATCAGGTCTTTAAGTTCTGCGACCGGAGCTTCTACCGTATCGGTATTGCCCATCATGTCGACAATCTCCAAGGCGTTACCGGTGAAGGTCACGAAGCCTTTAGTGGAAAATAGCTCGATGCCGAACTGATCCGCGGTCGCTAGTGATTTGTCATTTGAGTTGCGCAGGTTGCCCAAGGTGTAAAGATGGATGCCTTCGCCGCTGGGTGAATATTCAGCGTAAGTGTTCGCGGCCATGGCTTCGATGACAGGGTTCAACTTGCCGTCAATGGCGCAGCGGTCGAAGTCAATCACCGTGAAGTCACCATCTAGGCAAGCATGGCCAACCCCGGAGAAGCCACGCTTCGCAGCTGCAGCACGCGCGGCTTCGAATGTCACCAGCTGCTGACGGTCTTCAAGTCGACCTTGAACCCCGGAGCGACGCGCACCATTAGAGTAGTACGGCACCTTGCGCGGCTTGGCTTCGCCCTGGCTATTCTCAAATCGCCAGATCAGCCAGATAGGTTTAGCCGCTAAGAATGTCGGCGCCTGGATGGTTGAAAGGTGGGGGGTGATATGCGACACGGTATTCATGCCGATACGCTTACTGGATTAGTAGACTCCGTAATAGGCACGTAAGGCTTGTCACCGAACACGTCTGGCCGCAGCTCGTGCTTTGTCACCTGAAAGTTAAGCATCTCTTCAACATCAATGCAGTAGGTAGAAGGCAAGCCGGAAGCCGAAGAGCTCCAATAGCTGACGATCTGCTGACTGATCTCGCGGTCAAGGCCGCGCGCTTTTAATGCGGCAGTGAGGCGTGCTGCGAAGGCTTTTTGATTGCCGCAAAGGGCGATTGCTCTTTTAAGGGGTTTCATGCTTGTAATCTTTGTAATGAGAAAACAAAAGATTACAAGTTTATTTGTAATAGTGCAACAAAAATATTTGTGGACAAATACAAAGAAGTTTTGTAATGTAATGTTCCAATAGGAAAGGTGCCTGTTCGATAGGCAAAGGAGTCGGTATGAGTAGTACATATAGTGAGCGTTTACGCGCAGCGATAGCAAAAAAGGGCATAAACAGGACTGAGCTGGCAAAGCAAGTATCTAAAGTTGTGGGCCGATCCGTGAGCCCGCAAGCCATTCAATACCTAACATCTGAATCAAAGAAGGCACAAGGCAGTAGCTATACCACTGCGATTGCCCAGGTACTGGGTGTTGATCCGGCAGAGCTTGCGACCGGTAAGCCTGATTTAGTGATCGATGGAATGCAGATCGAGCTAAAAACTAACCCTCAAAACTATAGGGAGGCTCCGCCCAAAGATAAGAAGCGCATTCCGGTGATCAATTCGATACCGGCGGGCGGCCCTAGACAAATTATAGATGGCTACCCCGCAGGGGCGGGGATGGACGAAATAGAAGTAAGCAATCATATAAGTGACTACGCTTTCGCCCTGGTATTAGAGGGCAACTCTATGGAGCCAGACTTTAGAGACGGGGATAAAGTAGTGATCGACCCTGAGTTGAAGCCGATCCCGGGCGACTTTGTTGCGGCTAGGTGTCAAGGCGATCACGGCACGTTTAAGAAGTACAGGCCGCGCGGCGTGAATGAGCACGGGGTAGAAATGTTTGACCTGGTACCGTTAAATGAAGATTATCCGATATTGCACGAGACCGCCGAGACCTGCAACATTGCCGGTGTCCTGGTAGAACATCATAAATATTTCAGACGGAGAACAAGATGACTAAGCTAGGACTAATAAGTGTATTGATGCTGGCCGGCTGCGCGGCATCGCCGGTGCTATCAGATAAAGCTTCAAAAATTCAAGTGTTCAAGCAAGACAGCACCTTGATCGCAAAGTGTACGAACCTTGGCCCAGTCTCGGCGACTGTTAGTAAGCTGGCCTCCGCCGACGAAGTGGCTGACTATGCCAAGGCTGAAGCAAAAGAGCTGGCCGCGCAGAAAGGCGCCGACGCTATGGCGATCACCAATATAGAGAACGGAGACAAGGGCGTAATGAATAAGATCACTGTTCAAGCCGTTGCGCTCAAGTGCTATTAACACGCTACGCCAAGGGCGCCTACTTGGTAAATTAGGAGAAGCAAAAAATGAAAGCAATTTTTATCGCGCTAATACTATTAGGTTTTTCATCTGTAGCTCTTGCCCACTCCGGAGGCACTGACTCTCAAGGTTGCCACGTAGATCACCAGACAGGAATACGACACTGCCACTAAATTAAAAATAATTTAATACCCCTCAAGCCCGCATCTAGCGGGCTTTTTTACGTCTATATGAAAGTTTATTTGTAATTATTTTATAAAAATACAAAAATACTTGTTGTGCTAATACAAAATTACTTGTAATATCCATTCCGTAGTAAACAAATTTATTTGTAATTAACCGGAGGAAGTAACCATGTTCGCACCTACATTAGCACGTACAGCTTCACAATTTCGTAGCAACAATCCTTTAACCGTTGACGAGATCGCTCGTTATGCGCCTAGCGTTTTGGCTTCAGAAGCGCACGAGTCTCGCGGTGAGCGTTACGCATACATTCCAACCATCGACGTTTTAGACGGCCTGCGCAAAGAGGGCTTCGTACCATACGCAGTTGCGCAGACGCGCGTTAAGGATCAGACAAAACGTGAGCACACAAAACACTTAGTTCGTATGCGCCATGAAAGCCAGATCGGCGCCTTGCAACGCGGCGGCATTGTCGGCGCAGAAGAGATTCCTGAAATCATCCTGGTCAATAGCCATGACGGTACTAGCAGCTTCCAACTTATGAGTGGCATGTTCCGCCTTGTATGCTCAAACGGTTTGATCGCCGGCAACATTCAAGATGACATTCGCATCCGTCATACCGGCAACATCATTGGTGACGTGATCGAAGGCAGCTATCAAGTGCTCGACTCACTTAAAGAGATCACTGAGCGCGTAGACCATTACAAAGGCATCGAGCTATCTGCACCAGAACAATTGCTTTTGGCCAATGCCGCAATCGACTTGCGCTGGGATCGTGACGAAGTCACCCATCAAGCCCCAGTAGATGCAAGCAGCTTGGTTCGCCCACGTCGTACCGCTGACGTGAAGCCTGACCTTTGGACTACTTTCAACCGTATTCAAGAACACATTATCAAAGGCGGTGTACGTGCTCGCATGACTAATGGCCGTCGCACTACCACTCGCGCTGTGCAAGGCGTGAATGAAAACGTGAAATTGAACAAAGCACTTTGGGCTTTGGCTGACGGTTTCGCAGCTCTTAAACAATCCCACTAGATCGAAACGCCTGCAAGGGCGTCTGTCGGTTAGGCCGGCACTGAAGAGATCAACAAGGAGAAAAGCATGATCGCAATTCCATTAGTACCAGGCAAAGCATACCGCGTTCGCGGACATGGCATTGATATGACCATTCTAGCTGCGCATCCAATTGATGCGATCTGCACGGCTCTTGGTTTTTAGGAGGCGATATGTCAATTCTTGATGGAACTGGCTTTTATAAGTTAACTGAATTGCCCGTAAAAAATAAAGATAACAACTCTCAGTTAGAGATCGCCGCTAGACAGTTAGTGCTTGGGCCTATCAGCCCGGCGCGTGCCGCTAGGCATGATTGGTCTCGCTGGGCAGACGTCAATGCCTTTGAAGCGCTAGTGAAAGAAGGTCTTGCATTAAAAGACTACGACGGCAACTTCATCGCGTCTGAAGTTTTGAAAACCCGCTATACCGAGGTATGTGCAGCAAGAATCACCTTTGACGCGGCAGCTGAGAAGCTAGGCGTAAAACTTCCGACTAAGCCTTGGGCGGCCACTCTAATAAAACATGCAGGGCCAAAAACCAAAGGCAGCATTGATACGCTCAAAGAGTTTATTGAAGAAGACGATATTGAAAATGCAGATCAGTACGCAACCAATATCGGGCAACCCTTGGTGTTCGGCACGGGGCCAAGAGGTAAGCGCGCAAATGTTTATATTCAAGGCGAACCCTTAGAAATTGAAGGGCAACCGTTCTTTGTTGCTAAATCGCACCACAAAACAAGACCTGCTTGGTTTGTGATTTCAAAAGACACTGGCCAAAGCTTAGTCGGGGGCGCTGAAGTTTTAACATCAAAAGCAGCTGCCCTAGCCGCTGTAAAAGTCGCACTAGACCAAATAGCAAAGCATGGCAGAACACTTGCCTGGTGTTGCAACAATGCGCCTCAAATTAGTCAAGCCGAATTACGCAGTACCCATATCAACCACCCTGAAGGAGTAACACCATGAGTTTAGAACTAGCCCTACAAGAAAACACTAGCGCGCTGCATACCTTGATCGCGCTATTGGAAAAAGGCGGCGTGCCAGTGGCCCCAGCTGCAGAAGTAAAAGCCGCAGCAACCAAGACCGCAGGTTCAAAGCCAGTGGCAGAGAAGTCAGCTGAAGCACCCGCCGAAGTTGAAACAAAAGAATATGCAGACGGTACGAAGGCCACGGGCACTGCCCCTTTACCGGAAGCAAGTCCGCTTGAAGACGGGAAAGCCGTGACCTATGACGACGCGAAGGCTGCGGTGACTTCAGTAGTGAAAGCCAAAGGCCGCGATGCAGGGCTTGCAGTGTTGGCCAAGTTCGGTGCGGAGTCACTTCTTGCAGTGCCAGCTGATCAATGGACGGCTGTCATTACAGCGTGCGGTGAGGCATTGAAATGACCACTCATGCGAAATTAAGCCCTTCGGGTGCTGATCGCTGGATGGCTTGCTTCGGTAGCGTGGTGCTGGAAGACGGCATCTATGACGAAGGCAGTGACTATGCAAAAGAAGGCACCGCTGCGCACGAGATGGCTCAGTTAGTTTTGGAGTCAGGCTCGGCAGACGCAGACAAGTATATCGGCAAACGCGCTGAGAACGGCGTCGAGATGACCGAAGACATGGCCAACAACATCATGATCTATGTCGGCAACATTCGTGAATACGCCAAAGGCAATGAGCTGATGATCGAGCAACGCTTGAGCATTGCGCATTTGACCGGCGAAGACGATGCGAAAGGTACTAGCGATGCCGTGATCTTAACTGCGGACGAGTTACAAGTACACGATCTGAAATACGGTCGCGGCTTGAAAGTTGACGCCGAGCAAAACAAGCAATTGATGATCTACGCCTTGGCCGCGCTTCGTGAGTTTGAGTTAGTCGGCGAGTTCAAGCGTGTACGCCTGGTGATCCATCAACCACGCCTTCAACATTTATCAGAGTGGGATTGTACCGTTGATGAACTGCGCGAGTTCGCGGCCAAGGTAACGGCGGCAGCTTGGGAGTGTGGTACGGCAGCTCAAACAAAGCCGCATATCAATATCGAGTCATGGGGAGTGCAGTACCTTAACCCCGGCGAAAAACAATGCCGCTTCTGCAAAGCTAAAGCTGACTGCCCAAGCCTGCGCGATCACGTACTTAATAAAGTGACCGATACCTTTGTCGATTTAGACAAGCCCCTAGCTCCGATAGTTGAAGAACGTCTGACAGCCTCTTATGACAATCGCATTCTGGCCAACTTGCTCGGCGCGCTTGATTTGATTGAAGGCTGGTGTAAGTCCATCCGCAGCAAAGCCGACGGCGAGTTGCGCGCTGGCCATGACGTACCGGGCTACAAGCTGGTGCAAGGTCGTAAAGGCGCACGTGCCTGGTCAAGTGAAGACGAGGTCGAAGCGATCATGAAGTCCATGCGATTGAAGGTTGATCAAATGTACAACTTCAAATTGATCAGCCCGACTCAGACCGCAGAACTATTGCAGAAAGAGAAGCCGAAGTGCTGGAAGCGTGTTGAGCCTTTCATTACCCAAAGCGAAGGCGGCCTGTCCGTTGCACCTATCAGCGACAAACGCCCAGCGGTAGTCATTCAAGTTGAAGAGTTTGCAGACCTATCGCAACTTGACGGCGTCGAGATGCACCACGTAGTAGATGAAATGGAAGGTTTGGTATGACAACCAGTACGGCATTACCCGCGGATGCTGTAAAGGCGTTACAGCAAGCGGCTGCAGTAAAAGACACGCCTGAAGACCCGATGGCAAGGCGCAAGGCAATAGATAGCACCATCGACCGCATTAAAACGAAGTACCCACAATTTTTTAAGGAGCAAGATCATGAGATTAACTAACGTACGCCTGGCATTCCCAGTTCTATTCGAAGCTAAAACCGTAAACGGTGAAGGCAAGCCAGCATTTTCAGCGGCATTCTTAATGGATGCAGCCGATCCACAAGTCGAAGCAATCAACGCCGAGATCGAACGTGTAGCAACCGAGAAGTGGGGTGCGAAAGCTCCGGCCATGCTCAAGACCCTACGCGCTACTGACAAGGTCGCCTTGCATGACGGCGATTTGAAAAGCCAGTACGACGGATATGCAGGCAACTTATATATCAGTGCCCGCAACAAGGTTCGCCCACAAATTTTAGACCGCGATGCAAAGACCGAGCTGACTGAGTCAGACGGCAAAGTGTATGCCGGTTGCTATGTGAATGCGATCGTTGACTTCTGGGCACAAGACAACAACTACGGCAAGCGCATCAATGCCACTTTCTACAAAGTGCAGTTCTTCCAAGACGGTGACGCCTTCGCAGGTGGCGGCATGTCAGACGAAGAGTTTGACGATCTGGCAGTCGGCGCGGAAGCCGAAGGGTTGGTATAAGCCATGCGCCATACCATCACGCTAGAAAAGCAAACCATCGAAAACGACGCAAGCCTTTACGTGTTGCACCACCGCTTTTACCTGTTCGGCTTGGTAAAGGTATGGGAATACCACCAGTTCGTTAAGGTGGAATAACAAAGGCCCGAACGCTTTCGCAAGAGAGCGTTTTGGTAGATAGCTTAGATGATGAAGCTATCTACCAAAATTTGTGACGGGTGGCGTCGCCTCCACGCGAGTGCGGTACGACTTGCAACTAGAAGCTTACCTAGAAAATAAGCCCCGTTTACCACGGGTTAACGATTCAATCCCTTAACTAGCTCCCGATTACCAAGCTAGGTACTGACAAGGGCAAGCCCTGACGCCTTAACTTATTAGGGGTAATTGATTTAGGTCTTTTTAAATTTAGGATAAATATGACAACGCTCTACCACGATCTTGAGACTTACAGCGCGACACCGATCACTAACGGTACGCACGTCTATGCCGCTGATGCCGAGATCATGCTATGGGCGTATGCGATTGATGATGGCCCAGTGCACGTATGGGATTTAACTCAAGACAAGCTGATGCCAAACCTATTGGCCGATGCTATTGAAGAAGAGAGCATTACCTTAACAGCCCATAATTCCGCCTTTGATAGAACGGTCATGCACCATTGCGGCTACCGCACTGACATTAAGCGTTGGCGCGATACCATGGTTAAAGCCATGGCGCATTCACTGCCCGGATCACTCGGCACGCTTTGCGAAATATTAGGCGTCGCCGCCGACCAGGCAAAAGACAAACGAGGTAAAGAACTGGTGCAGCTCTTCTGCAAGCCTCGCCCAAAAACTTCAAAGATTCCACGTGCCTCCCGCGAGACGCACCCGGCAGAGTGGGAAGAGTTCAAAGAATACGCACGTCTTGATGTCGAAGCGATGCGCGCCATTGATAAGAAACTGCCTAAATGGAATTACCAGGGCTTTGAATTAGACCTTTGGCATTTAGATCAGCAAGTAAATAGCCGCGGCTTTATGGTTGATGTTGACCTTGCACGCTCGGCAATTCGAGCCGTGGAACGTGCCCAATTAAAACTGGCCAATCGCACGCAAGTGTTAACCGAATATGACGGTGAAGGTGAAGGCGTGCGCTCGACTTCACAGCGCGACGTGCTGCTTAAATATCTACTTGAAGAGCACGGCGTCGAGTTGCCGGACATGAAGTCCAGTACCTTAGAGCGTCGCATGAACGACGAGAACTTGCCCGCCCTATTGCGTGAGCTGCTTGCCATCCGCTTGCAAGTGAGCACCACCAGCACCAGCAAATATAAAACATTGATCAAAGCGGTATCGGACGACCACCGCTTGCGCGGTACGTTGCAATTCTGTGGTGCACTTCGGACAGGCCGCTATGCTGGCCGTATGTTTCAGCCGCACAACATGCCCCGCCCTAGCTTGAAAAATAAGATCATTGACCACGGCATTGAAATGTTGAAAGCCGATAGCGAAGACCTATTTTTTGACAATGTCATGCAGCTGACAAGTAGCGCGATCCGTGGCTGCATCATCGCCCCTGAAGGCAAGAAGCTAGTCGTGGCTGACTTATCAAACATTGAAGGCCGCATCTTAGCCTGGTTAGCCGGTGAGAACTGGAAGCTTAAAGCCTTCGAGGCTTACGACACTTTCGTGCTGGATGAAAACGGCGAGCGTATCTCAGACGGTAAGGGCGACTTCCAACGTAAAGGCCACGATCTATATAAATTAGCGTATGCCAAAAGCTTTCGCGTTGATCCAGCCACTGTGGCCGGTGATCAACGTCAAGTCGGCAAGGTGCAAGAACTGGCGCTAGGCTATGCAGGCGGAGTGGGCGCGTTCCTGACCTTCGCGGCAGCGTACAACTTAGACCTTGAAGCCATGGCGGAAGAGGCACTTGAAGCTATTCCTGCCGAGATCGTAGAAGAGGCGGAAGGCTTTATGAATTGGCTATGTAAGGGCGAACAAAAGAAGCATGCCCATCGCCTTGCACAAGAAATGCCTATGAATGCGTCACTTGAATTGTTGCGCCTAGGTTGCCAGAAAATACGCTTCGGCCTGAGTGAGCAAGCCTTCATCGTCTGCGATTCTTTTAAACGTATGTGGCGATATGCCCACCCTGAAATCTCTACCTGGTGGCGTGAGCTGGAAGACTGCACACGTGCTGCCATTGCCCAGCCAAATTTTAAAGTGACTTGCCGCCGTGTGACCTTGCTTCGTACCGGTGCCTGGTTGCGTATTGTGCTGCCGTCTGGCCGTGCGCTTTGCTACCCATCGCCTCAAGTGAATGACAAGGGCGAGATCAGCTATATGGGCATCAACCAGTACAGCCGCAAGTGGTCACGCTTGGGCACCTACGGCGGCAAGCTTGCCGAAAACATTACGCAAGCGGTAGCGCGTGACGTACTGGTCGAGAACTTCCCAGCGATCGAGGCCGCAGGGTATGAGATGGTTTTAACTGTGCACGATGAAGACATTACAGAAGCACCCGACTTGCCGGAGTACAACTCAGACGCCCTGGCAGCAATCATGTCAACCAACCCAAAGTGGGCAAAGGGCTTGCCATTAGCCGCAGCGGGCTTTGATTCTTATCGCTATAAGAAAGGATAACACCATGGACAGCGCAACTATATTTTCAAGATCGTTCGAGCTTTACCCAGGCAATGAATATATGCAGGCGCAGTGGCGAAAATGTACAGAATATCTTTATCAATCGGGCAAGCACGTCTTGCTCACAGGCAAATATCCAAAGGGAAACAAAAATGCGTGAGTCTTTAATAGAAGAGTACCTAGTCGAACAAGTGAAACTTGCAGGCGGCGAGTGTCGCAAGGTGAAGTGGATCGGCAGACGCGGCGCGCCTGATCGCTTGGTTATGTTGCCTTTCATTTCACACTTTAGGCCGACATCGGTATGGGTAGAACTCAAAGCCCCAGGTGAAAAGGTCGAGCCACACCAGGCACGCGAACATAAACGTATGCGAGATATGGGGCAGCGCGTGGACGTGATCGATTCGTTTGAAGCCGTGGATGCTTTGATGGGTAAGGCATGAGATACCTAAGTCTATTCAGCGGGATAGAAGCCGCGACAGTTGCTTGGCATCCGCTAGGCTGGGAGTGTGTAGGCGTAAGCGAGATTGAGCCTTGGCCATGTAAGGCATTGGCGCACCACTACCCTGATGTACCCAACTTAGGCGACGTAACAAAGATAACTGAAGAACAAATTAAAACCCTTGGCCCGATAGACTTAGTCGTCTTCGGTTCCCCTTGTCAGGATTTATCAGTAGCAGGAAAACGAAGAGGACTAACAAATGATGATGGAAGCACAACTCGCTCCGGCTTATTCTTTACCGCAAGACAGATCGTTGAGTGGGCCAGAAAAAATAACGGATGCAGATTCGCCCTTTGGGAAAACGTACCGGGAGCATTCAGCAGCTCAAAAGGAGAAGACTTTGCAGCAGTGGTTCGAGAGCTGGCAGGATTTGAGGACAGCCCAGCAGTGCCACGGGGGGGCTGGGGCAATGAAGGAGTTGCGCTCGGTCAAGAAGCTTTGGTCGAATGGTCAACTCTTGACGCGCAGTGGTTCGGAGTGGCGCAGCGGCGCCGTCGCGTGTTCGCTCTCGCAGACTTTGGAGACTGGTATAGTAGACCGCCGATACTTCTTGAGCCCGAAAGCTTGCGCGGGAATTCTGCGCCGAGCCGAGTCGCGCGGGAAGGCGTTACCGAAGTTACTGGAACACTCGCTGCGAGCGGTGGCGGGCTTGATCGACCAGCAGGCCAAGGTAATGAATTAGATTTTTGCGTTACCGTAGGCGCGTTAGATACGGAGTGCGGCTTCAGCAAGGCCGCGCACCAATCAATCAATGCAGGGCATATCCTGCCCGTAGCAACTTTTGATCGGCAATCTAATACTCAATACGGTGATAGCGGGGTTGCCTCGACAATCAACCAGAGAGACTATAAACAGTTTACCGATCTAGTCACCTATGGCATCCCCGGTAACTGGATCGGGCGCAAGCCAGAGAACGGAGGCAATGCGGTCGAGCCTATGGTAGACGTTGCGCCATGTCAAACTAAGACAGATATTCACGCCGTTGCTTACTCAATCCAAGGATCAATGATCGGGAGAAGTGAGCTTGCAGGACCGCAAGGTGACGGCATCAACGAAGAAGTTTGCTTTACCCAGAATACTACTGATCGCCGCGGCGTTGCCTATCGTACTAATGCGGCGGGGCAAGTAATGGATCAAGGCAGAGTTGCGGCGACCCTGAATACTTTCACCGATCCGTGCGCACAGATACTACTTCAAGCCATGCAAGTGCGCCGCCTTACGCCTTTAGAGTGTGAACGCCTTCAAGGCTTCCCTGATAACTATACCAATATACCGGGTGCGTCAGATACTGTTCGTTATAAAGCCCTTGGCAATTCGATGGCAGTGCCCGTCATGCAAATGATCGGCCAGCAAATTCAATTTGCGCTTGATGTGCAAGGGCTGACTTCATGAGCACCCCATTCATTCCGCGTGAGTATCAAAAGCTGATCATTGACCAGCACCTAGACGTGCCACGATGCGCGACTTGGGCTGGTATGGGCATGGGCAAAACGTCTGCCACATTGTCATCGCTTGAGCTGATGTATATGTGTGGCCATGAGTCGAAGCCCGCCTTGGTACTTGCCCCGAAGCGCGTTGCCCAAAGCACTTGGCCAGACGAGGCTAAGAAGTGGGATCACCTACGCAATATTGAAGTGGCGCCGATCATCGGTACCGAGGCGGAGCGCAAGCTCGCGCTGCGCAATAAGAATGCGTCAGTGTTCACGATCAACTATGAGAACTTGCCCTGGCTAATGGAAACTTTAGACGGCGCATGGCCATTCGGCCCCGTGGTATCGGATGAAAGCACAAAGCTCAAAGGGTATCGCAGTCGGCAAGGTAGCCTTCGCGCAAAAGCCCTGGGCTCGGTCGCACATACTAAAATCAATCGCTTTATTGAATTGACCGGTACGCCCAGCCCGAATGGCTTGGTTGATTTATGGGGCCAAGCTTGGTTCTTAGATCAGGGCATTCGCCTTGGCCGTTCGTTTGCAGCCTTTCAGCAACGCTGGTTTATCACCATGCGCGGTGAGACACATACCACCATGGTGCCGCAGCCGTTCGCCCAGGTGCAAATTCAAGAACGACTCAAAGATATTTGCATGACGCTGGAAGCGAAAGACTACTTCGACATTAAAGAGCCGATTGTCAGCACGATATTAGTCGATCTACCAGCAAGGGCGCGCGAGATTTATCGCGGCATGGAGCGTGAGATGTTCGCCAATATCTCAGGCCATGACGTGGAAGCTTTCAATGCCGGAGCGAAGTCTGCTAAGTGCCACCAGATTGCCAATGGCGCTGCGTATATTGACCCGGTAGCAGATAGCGACGAGCACCCGCGCGCGAAGCAATGGCGTGAAGTGCACGATGAAAAGATACTTGCCTTAGAGTCCATCATCGAAGAGTCCGGCGGCATGCCGGTACTTGTGGCGTATCACTTCAAAAGTGACCTTGCTCGCTTGCAGAAAGCCTTCCCTAAAGGTCGGGTACTGGATGACAACCCGCAGACAATCAGAGATTGGAATGCAGGCAAGGTGCCAGTTCTATTCGCCCACCCGGCAAGTGCTGGCCACGGTCTCAACTTGCAGGATGGCGGCAACATCGTGGCGTACTTCTCTATTGATTGGAATATGGAAAACCACTTACAAATACTTGAACGTATAGGGCCAACGCGCCAGCTGCAGTCTGGGTATGACAGACCGGTATTTGTTTATTTTATCTTGGCCCGAGATACGGTCGACGAGCAGATCAAAGATCGGCTCGAAGGCAAGGGCACCGTGCAACAACTCTTATTAGACTCAATGAAAAGGAAACAAAAATGAGTACCCAAAAATTTAATGATGACGTGCAAACTGGTACATGCGATTGGCCACCGCCACCGCCACCCGGTACAGGCCAGTTCACATTTAGACCAGTGCCTGACACTCCGCTCGATATTCAAGTCGGCGGCGATCACTATAAAAAGCTAGGCCCGTATCAACCATGGGAAGTGCTCAAAGCATGGCTTACGCCGGAAGAGTATCGCGGCTATATGAAAGGTACTGCCATCGCATACCTGGCACGTGAGCGTGAAAAAGGCGGATGTGAAGACATTGCCAAGGCCGCGCACACGCTGGACGGTTTTCTGCACTTAGAGGATCAGTAACGTGAACCCACAAATACGCGCAGCTAAAGCGAAAACCGCCTTGCTTCGGTATGGGTGCCATAGCCTGCGGGCACCTGATCGGTGTCAACACGCTATGGTGCAGCACTCAAAGGGCAAGGTCGAGTGGCCTTTCAACTTCACGAAGTCTTGCCAGTACGATAACAAAAATAATGATAGTAAGTGTCAAGGGTGCAAACACCCTCATAAGGAGAATGTAAATGGATGATGCAGCTACAGAACTATTAACTACTAATGAATTTGCATCGGCGCAAAGATTATCTCCACTCACTGTGCGAAAAAACTTATGCGAGCAAGGGAGTCATCTCGGAGCTAAGCCGATCAAACTAGCAAATAGACGGCTATTGTGGAGGGCGGAAGACCTGAATGCCATTTTGGCCGGAGGTAGAGCTAAATGAAAATAATTAATGTTAAGACAAGACGCAGACAAGTTGATGCGCAAATGTATAGCAAGTTAGTGATAAAAGGGGATGCGGCCGATATAGGAGTCCGTATAGGGCAAGGAAAGTATGAAAATAATATCTATTTTCGTGACCGGAATACTACCGCTTTTTTACATTCTCAGCTAATTACTACGGATGAATTGATAGAGTTACGAGACTTTCTAAACTTTGCCTTACCGAAAGAAGACCAAAATGGATGATGTAGAAAGAGCAGAACACCAAGAGTCAATGGCAAGGCAGGCTGCGATCCGCAACAACTCTAAGCCACTTGCCAAAGGTGAACCAGGCGAGTGTAAAAAGTGCGGTGAACATTCGCCCCGATTAGTACAAGGCGCTTGCGCACCATGCCGTGATAGGTATAAATTACCATGATACTCGACAACACTCAGCTTTTTGAACTGACTAAAAAGAAACGTAGTAGCGCGCAAGCCGCGGTACTTTCTGCCATGGGCATTGAGCACCGTGTCCGCCCTGATGGATCGGTGGCAGTAAGTGAAGCGCACGTCGAGCGGGTGCTAGGCGGCGAAGCCATTTCATCAAAGCCAAAAAAGTACGAGCTGGATAGGAGCACGGTGCGCTAATGCCTAAACCACGTAACAAAGAAAATGTAGGGTTACCCTCGCGCTGGAAGGTGCAGCACGGGGCTTACTATTACCAAGTGCCGCCCGGCCTAGAACTACTCTGGGACGGTAAGAAGCTGTTTAGGCTGGGTAAAAGTCGGTCGGAGGCGTATCGCAACTGGTCTGCGCGCATTGATGCCAATGACGGGGCTAAGACGATTGCGCAATTGCTCGATCGCTATGCAATGGAAGTGGTGCCGGAAAAAGCGCTTAAAACGCAATCCTCCAATTTAGTATTCATCAAAACCTTACGCGCAGCATCCTTCCACGCATGGCCATTGACTGCACTCAAGCCGCGCCATGTTTATGCGTATGTCGACGCGCGATCTGCAAAAGTCAGTGCGCACCGTGAGGTCGAGATTTTATCTCACGCATTTACTAAGGCCGTGGAGTGGGGCTATATTGATCGCCACCCATTCAAAGGTGAAGTGCGCCTGGCAGGAGAGAAGCCCCGCGATCGCTATGTCGAAGACTGGGAGCTAATCGAGTGTTTGACCTTAGAGTCAAAACGCAAGTCCGGCAGTGTCGGCATGATTAAAGCTTATCTAAAACTTAAACTTCTAACCGGCTTACGCCGCGGTGACATATTAGAGTTGCGAATGTCCGACATTAAAGAAGACGGCATACATATTCAACCAAGTAAAACACGGCACAGTACAGGCAAGCGCGTGATCTACAGTTGGACGAATGATAAGGGCGAAGACAACGGTCGCATGGCCGCTAAAGATGAAGCCCTCGCTATGCGCCCTTGCATTTCGCCTTTTCTATTTTGCAAGAGAGACGGTACCGGATACGTCAATCCCCTTGATGGTGAATGTCACGGCTGGGATTCTATGTGGCAGCGCTTTATGGATCGTGTACTTAAAGAAACTAAAGTCACTGAGCGATTTACTGAGCACGATTTACGCGCAAAAGTTGGGTCTGACGCCGAGAGTTTAGAACGTGCGCAACAACTTTTAACCCATGCAAGCGCAAGTACAACTAAGAGAATTTATCGCAGAAAGCCCGAGGTTGTGGGCTAAATGAATAGTACAACCCCTAATCTATAGTACAAAGAAAAAGGCTCACCTTGCGGTGAGCCTTGCTATATGGTGCGCCCGAAGAGATTCGAACTCCTGACCCCTTGGTTCGTAGCCAACAAAACTAAAGCCTAAAAATTATAATTTAATCAAAGGCTTGCAAACAAAATTTTGTACTATAAATGCTCTTGTACAAAATGGCTAAGTGCTTGTTTATATTAGAAGCGTATGCGCTGTATAGTACATGATTTAGAGCAAAGAGGCTTCAAGCGTACGACGTTTTGTGAGGCCTGCCAGCACCTTACCCCCGCCTTTATTCCAGCGCATGATCTGCTTTTTAGCGCCTTCAATATCCCCTGCATTTATCTTTCTGCGTAGCGTGCTCGACTTCAAATTGCCAAGCCCAAGGTTATAGGCGAAGTCGGCAAGGGCGCATAGCTGGGTGCCACTAGCAGCTGGGCATAAAAGCTTTGTGCCTCGGCTGAATTTAAGAGCGTCTTGCTGCATGCGCGCTTCTGCGTATTCTTTAGTCCACACTGTACCGGGCTTAATATCGCGGCCAGTCGAACCATAGCCACAAGTCAGTACACCTGCCGGGCAGTAATATGCTCGAAGGCGCAAGCCTTCAAACCTGCGAATCAAGATATAGAGGGCGGCGTAGACGTCCACTACTTACCCTTAGATACAAATACTCGGTGCGCGAAATAGAAGCCCAGGATAACCCCGACTAGCTCCTTATCCCATGCAGTCGGTTTGAAGCCGCTATTCCATAGCCAACTTACCCAAAGCAGTAGGGCAATGGATGCGGCCATAGGGCGGATGCACCCATTCCAGGCATCAACCCATGCGACGCCCGTTTTAGTGTTGATGGTAGCCATGGCTGCGACAAAAGCGTCCGCATCTTTGCTGGCCAGATCACCTTCAGATTGCACCTCGATCTGTTTGATATTCAGCTCGGATGATACTTTCAAGCGATCCATTTCACGTGCATGTGTTTTATCGTCAAGCTCAGATTGCAAGCGCATGGCTTCAATCTCGTGCTTATGATCTTGCGCGTTAGTAACCCATGACGAAGCCTCGCCCCAAATAGCCCGAAACACTGAGCCGCCTAAAAATGAAAACAGTGCACTAAACATATTAAGACCCTCGTTGAACTGCCCAAATAAAACCATGCCAGGCGGCGAAGCCGATCGCCCCTAGAAAGGAGATGATCGCCCACCCTCCGACTTGCTCTTGCACCTTCTGCCAGAATGCCGTACGGCGTGACTGGCGTTCAATCCAAAGCGTGAAAGCCTCATGGTGTTTTTTATGCTCTTCTGCCGTTAACCCTGAGAAGTCGGTTAAGCGCTGGGCGATGGCGTCGATGTCCTCGTCAGAAAGTATCCGTGTCATTGTTGTTTTTATCCTTGTTGTCCGCGATCATGTTCAATGCTATTTTTACAGTGGTCTTTTTGAATCCAATTAAGTACCTTGCATAATTGGCAAGGGAACCAGCCTCGACCACGGGCGGCGTATTTGCCGGCACGACTGGATACTGTTTCGTCAGGATCGCCACCGGTCACGGTGTTAACGCCCTGATCAATCCAAATTAGAAGGTTCCAGAAATACTGTTTCATACTCGTACAGGTAACTCACTGATGATTTGATCAACGCTAGGCAAAGGCCGCGTACCGGCTTCTACCTTTGCCAGTTCGGTGTAGCAATACAGCCACACGTTATCGCGCCATTCCACGCAGGATTGACCTTCAACTGAGAATGGTAGATGTTTAGAAGTAGCGTAAGAGCAAGCGGATAGGATGCCGTCATAGCCTAGGGCTTTAGCGCCCGTGTCTAAGTGAGTTTGAATTGCATCGGTGAACTGCGCACGTACCGCGTCGAATTGTGCCTTTGCTACTTGTGCTTGATAGACCCAAAACTGTGCTTTGACTTGCTCAAGTGTCGGAATTGAATCGCCATACACATTGCGGGATAGGTGGCTTTGAATCTCAATGTCAGAAGCATTTAAGGGGATGATATGCGTAATACGTTCGACCCCGCCCAAACTCATAATTACATCGTTAATGTCCATGTCGTTATCCTTCAATCTCTAAGCACACGCGGGTTTGTTTTACAGTGCCTTTAAGTGTGCATGCTGTGGTGGTCCAAGCCGCAATAAGCTGAACAGTTTGTACCCCGCTAGGAATAGACATGGCCGCTACGTCAATAGCGGATGCCGCATTCGGAGCTCCGGTTGTATTGGCAGGGGTGCCGTTAAATTCAGTAAAGGCATTAGCTGTATTTCCTCCTTGAAGCACGTTGCCAGCTACCCCGGTTCCGTTGAAATTAACGTAACCAAACCAATAGTTTATTGTTCCAATGCGAATGCCTAAATTTAAGGTATGTACCGCTGCCGTTGCATCATTTAATAATCGGCAAGCAAAACTAGCTAGTCTAATAATCCCGTTAGCCGGAATGTTTGCAGAGAAAGAGCTTCCGACATTTGAATAAGCCGGAGTGATGAAGCTACCTACTGCTATATCGGTAGAGTCAGTTATCAACTGAGTTACGACTGAGCCAACTAAAGTACCGGCACTTAACGTCAGCCCTGCGCCGACGGTAATCTCTTCGATTGCGCCTGTAGCTGCGGTACTACGCCCAAGAATTTTAGCTGTAGACATCGTGATACCGGAACCTGTAACGGCTCCTGATCCAGCGGCGCCTGAAACTTTAACCAGGGGGATGCCCCCATTGGCTAATCCGGTCATTGATGTAATATCGTTATTAGCGCCTGCGGAAGCCGCAGCTTGCCAGCTTACAGCGACGCCGTCAGTCTTTAGAAACTTGCCTCCGTTACCGGTTTGACTTGGTACGACATAGCCCGCTGCGGTCACTGCACTTGCCGCCGCAGCTATCGCACTGTTATTTGCTGCGGTCGCACTGCCCGCTGCGGCTGTCGCGCTATTGCCCGCAGCCGTTGCACTTGCAGAAGCTGATGCTACGCTTGATATGATCGAAGCTAAGAGGGCGTCAGCGGAGATCGTGCTTGATACGCTCGTTTTAACTGCGCGCGAGGTTTGTTCAAATAGTTGTTGCACCAGGAGGGTGAGCTTATCTAAAGCCTTCTCGACCACGTCCGGGCGAAAGTTGGTAAGACTCACTAGCTGATTAGGGGTGAGATTGCTGACGACTGTTACCAAGTAGCCTGCCGCATACGTTGCGACGGTGGTGATACTGCCGCCCGGCGAAGCGTTCTGATCCGCATTCAAAGAAACGGTGAACTGAGAGTCAACGGTCAAGTCGCTTTCATTACCTGATCCGTCGGTCAAGACTACGCGCAGATCATTTTTACTGAATGCTTTGAAGCCAAACGGGAATAGGATTTGCGCGCCATTCGCGCTGTAAGGTCCGGCTTTACTGGTGGTGTTGGATACAGACATGCTGCGCTCCTTTTAAGTTGGCTAATTCTCGCTTAAAAGATGCGCAGCATCCGACCCCTTACCGCTTGCTATCTGGGCTTGCTACTCCTGAAACTAATCCTCGTGCAGCGTCCGCGGTACTGGTTGGGATCACCTTGCCTTGAGATACGTCCGCCATATAGCCGAGCGGCTTGCCTAGTACGTTGACCGGTACGCCCGTGATCATTGATACCAGGGTCAATGAATCTTTAATGGCGGGCTTGATCCTGCCATCCTCGAACATCGCTTTGTATATACTGGCCGGAGCATTGGCCGCGGATTCTAGCGCACTGATTGCCGGAGCCGTGGCCATGCGGTCATCGTATTGTTGCGGAGTGAAGCCCGCCGCGGCACGGTTTGCTATTGGCCCTGCAATTGGCACCATGGCCGTTGCATTGCGTAATGGCGCACCGAATATAAATGAAAGCCATTCGTCCAGGTACTCGTCATCGCCGTCACCTCCGCCGCCTTTCATACCACGCACAATGGCCTCGGATACCCAACACGGCACCAGAAAACCGAACAGGAATACATAGAACGCTTTGCCCGCGCCTTTTCTAAAGCCCATCTCTTGCGCGATAGTGGCGAACTCAGTGCCCATGACGTTAGCCTGCATATTGAAGTAACTGGCAAACTGGGTAAAGGCGCGCTTCCATGCGCTACCGGCCTCGAATGCGGATATGTCTTCCGGTTGCAGTGAGCCTTGTGTTTCGCGCACGGCCGCATTGGCATCGCGCACGGCGTCCGCTTCACTTGCACCTTTCGCTAGTGACTGGTTATATGCAGCTGTCCAAGACACGGTATCGACTACATTTTGAAACATGGATTGCAGCACGTAGGCGTGCTTCTGTGTCCAGTTCTTAACCTGATCATACTTGTCAGGGTTAAGCAGCATGTCCTCAATCTCGCCTTTCAAGTGGAAGGTCTGACCGTCCAGACGTTCTGCCATGAATGGTGACAAGGCTGCGGCAGCTTTGGCCATATCGCCGGGCGATTTGATATACAACGCCATTGCCTGACGCAAGTGCGTAGGCTGTACTTTTAGCAAGGTGATACTGAAGCCGGTGATCTGCTGTAAGGCATTGGTCAAGTTAGCAAACATCGTGGCCATGCCGGCGCGTGAGCGCATGGTCGATAAGAACTTATCCATCGCACGGCCTGCGGTGCCAGCGCTCGGCGTCATGACGATTTGCTTTGCCGCACGATTTAACCAGGGCAGAAGCAGGTCGGTATAGGCAACCGGATCATATCGATTGAGCTTACCTTGCATCTTTCTAAGTACCCGTTGCACATCGCGCACGTGACGTTCCATGTGCGCGAACAGTAAGACCTTGTCCAAGTGCGCAGGCAGCAAGCGCAGATCAAGTGCTAGTGGTCGGTTGTACTCAACCCGTGACTTAGTAAAGCCGCGACTGGTAGCCGGGAACATATAAGCGTTGCCTGCGTTGGCCTCTTCCATAGCAGCATTGATCGCCGCATCTTGCACTTCAAACGTGTCGGTGATCGCCGGCACGTAGCCGCCGCGAAATGTGCCGAACTGGTTGGTGAAGCTGTCCGCTGTAACTTCGGCAAAGTAGCGGCCGAACACTTCGCGGTGCGTTTTCTGCGCAAGCGGCTTGGTCTCTTCTAATAAATCCCATACGCCCTGGGCAAAATCAAAGTGCGATTTATTCAGGCGGCCTTCATCGATCATGCGCTTAACGAAGCTATCCCATTTCGTGGTGTCTAGGCTTTTGTCTTCCAGCTCAGTCGCCCAGCCGCGACCAAGTAGCAGTTTGCGCTTGTTGCTCTCGTTGCCTGTATGCAAAATGGCATGCAGTAATTCAGCCATGCCCGCGTCACCTTTAGAGTGGCCAAAGGTGTACTTCAATTCAGGGGCGGCAATGCGCCCAGGGCGCAAGGATGACTCGATGCTTTTCAGTAGATCACGGAATTTAGCAATATGCTTGGTGGCATCGGTGCGGTATCTATCGGCAGCTTCTGAAATAGGCGTGAAAATAAAGTTGCGGAATACCCCGCGATAATTGCCACTATCCATGCGCCCGACCCAATGCTCAACCCGACGCAATGACGCGCGCAGGCCTTGAATAGAACGCTTGCGTTTGTCGGCTTCTGTGACCGCTTTGCCTTCGCCCGGTACAGTCAATGGCATGCCGAGAGCGTCTAGTCTTTCACTTAATTGATTGACCACTTCTTCACGCGCCATCATCTTGCCGTTGATCTCGACTTGTTGCTCGCGGCGGGCTAAGTACCAAAGGCTTTCGACCTGATCACGTAGCGCACGCAATTCGTCGATCGTCAGTTCTTTGATCTCTTTAGCATTCTGCTGGGCCATCATAATATCCGGCTCAAGCGCTGCGTACAATTCAGGATCGTAGGCTTTGACTAGGTCGATATACTCGCGTGCGTTCTGTGCACGTGCCCCTACGCCATACTCAGCCAGTACCGCGCGAGCGGCATTGACTAGGTCAAGGTTGTGGGTTGTCTTCAAAGTATCGGTCTTGGCCGTGGCAATCTTACGGAACTGCGCGACGATTTTCTTCACTTCCGCTGCGGCCTCATACGCGGCTTTGGTCGTGGTATGGTTTACCAGTTGGTTGCGCTTCTGCGTCACGGCCTCTTCACGATTGCCTTTGCGCATGGCAGCGTCAGCAAGTTTGCCCGCCTTCGCAGCGTCCGAGGCGAACTTGTTCGGGCGCAAATCTTTGACTTTGGTTTTGCCTACCACTTGGCGGGCGTAATCCTTGGCCATACGTGAGAGTGCAAGGGCAGAGCCTAGCACTTTCTGCAAGCCTGCCAGCTCGGTAGCAATCACGCGGGTGCGTACATCGTTATGGATCACTTCGTCCGCGGCCTTGCTGATGGCGTCAGGGCTTGAAAGTTCCCCGTGTTGTTCTAGCATGCGCTGATCTGTTACGGCATCGACTACCATGTTACGCGGCTGCGCATCTAGGATGGTGCGCACAAGGTCATCGCCCGAAGCGAAGCCAAACATCTGCGCAACTAGATCAGGGTGCAAGCCGTCAGCTGAAAGCATGCCGAAGCCGCCGTACCCTAAACGCTTCCAGTCTGGATGGTTACTGAGTTCACCCGCTGGATAAAGCTCTTCAAGTCCTGCGATCGATAGACGATGGCCAGCTTCAGCCTTAATCTGTTCGCCGTTAGGGCCGGTGGTTTCGCCGCGTTTCAAGAAGCGCATTGCAGAATAGACCGGCTCTTGATCAATCTCGGCTTCGACTTGCTTGCGTACCTCTTTGCGAATGGCCAGTGCTTCTTTATTCAAGCGCGCGACGGTGCGCTCTTTGAGTCGTGAAGTCCACGTCATGTCTTTAAGGCTGCGCGCTTCAAGGGCGGAGATTGCATCTTGGCTACTGGTAACGCTGTCTTGCTGATATTTTGCGAACTCTTCTGGTGTCATGCCGGCCTCGTCAGCGCTTTGAAATAGCGGAGCGATACCACGAGCTTGCTGCGCCGTTTTTATTTGATCAGCGGTTGCAAGCATGCCATCGAATACAGCACGAACTTCTGGCGTAAGTGTCTCGCCTGCGTCAGACAAGTATTTTGACAAGTTACGATAGACGTTAGTTAGCCAGGCGCGGAAGCGTTGAAAGATTGGTTGCAGGTCTAGGCTTGGGGCTTTGCCTTCAACCAAGTAGGCCTCGAAAGCCTCCGCCATTTTCTCGTGGCTTGCGCGTTGCTCTTCGACCGGCATCGCATTCCATGCCGCAAGTTGCTCCGGCAGTTCGCCCTCGATGCCGAACCAGTCGAGCAGGGTCTTCATGTCGGCCAGTATTTGCTTCTCGCCGTCTGTCGTTGCGCCGCGCGCTAATACTTGTGCGGCAAGCTGTGAGTCCATGGATAAGAAGGCGTGGCCAAGTTCATGCAAGAAGGTTGAGAGGTCTGCATTTTTTAGCAGGGTGATCGTGTTCTCACTCGGGCTGTACGCGCCGCGATTGATACCTTCGCCCTGGCTAAAGCTACCGACATTCAATCCTTCAGTGCTTACCCATTCAGGTAGCAGCCCGACCTTCTGATCTGCATAGGTCGTGTTTTGTTGGTCGGTGCGATTCTGTTCGCCATAAGGGCCGAAGTTCACCCAGCTATTCTGGCCGCGTGTCTCTGTCGTCATTGCGCGCGCAGCTAGTGGGGAGAACATGCGCACATGCGCCTGCCATGCGTTCTCTTCACCGGTAGCCCCGAAGCCTACGCCTTCTTTAGCGTGGCCAAATACATCGTGCACAATGCGGAATACATCATTGGCCACAAGCTTATGATCGCCGATCACTTCATCGGTAGGGGCCAGCAAAGGATTATCTGCTACGTCTAAATCAGAAGAGCCGAAGCCGCTAGTGGTAGGAAATACCCAAAGATGCCCGGCGTGAATATCTGCAATAACTTGTTTAGGGCCTTCTGAATATGGATCAGGATCGCCGTGTTTTATAAACTCAATCTTGAGGCCGAGCGTTTTAATCGCCTGGTATTGCGCAAGGGTTTCTTTGATCAATGCCGCATAGGCTTCTTGCACGGCGGGATCAGACGGGTTGTGCGGCATTGCGTCAAAAGCGTCGGCAATGCGCGCGCCTCTTTCGGGGCTTGCAATTACAAAATCGGTTTGAGGGTAGAACGGGAGTCCGGCTTCCGTGACATAGCGCGCTGCCAAGTCACGGACGGATTGAAGCGGTCCTAGCGAAGAGCTAGGTAGGTTGGTTAAAGGTTGGTTGCGTTGAAGCGGTCGAAGCGATTGCGCAAAGCTTTCTTGCCCTGCAGCTCTTCCAGTGCTTCCTCTTCCGGTGTCATTGCTCGTTGCTCCGGCGATGCCGTCTCTAATGAGCTCGGATGCACGTAGTCTAAGATCAGTACGCCGGACGCTTTCAGCGGATGGTTGTCCGGCAGCTTGTCGCGCGTTCCGTGGTCTATCACTGTTGCCATAATCATAATCCTTTCCATTTTGAGGGAACGCCAGATATGTAAAATCTGCGTGCACTCCAAAAGCCACATCGCCCTGGTAAGAAGCGAGCTGGTCTTTCACTAAAGCTTTAAACTCTTCATCGGATACTTTACTGAAATTGTAAAGCACCATTTGCCCGTCAGCGGTACTATGGCCGCCGATAAGTTTTTCCCCGTCAACTTCAATCGCTCTCAAGTGAGAGTAGACCGAATGAATGCCGTCAGCGTCTAAGCCTGCCGGCAATGTCACGGTGATGACGCCTGTTTTCTTCAAGCCCTTTTGAGGCGTATCGGAATACGCGATCATAGAATCTTGAGAAAGCACTTCGCCCAAAATCTTAGCTGCTTTCAGCACTTTACCGGCGTCAGCAATCCCTACCGCAAGGGAAGGGTTGGTGGCATCTAAATATCCACCTATCTGTTCCACGACTGTACCCGAAGTTTTCAAGTCCGACAATACTTCCGGCACAATAATTTTGGCCACATTGCGGCTTACTTCAAACTTCTGATCAACGGTTAGAGCATCCCAGGCACGTGTTAGTTCTGAGTTGTTAGGATCGGGCGCAACTTCAAACAGTACGCTTGCAGGATTGACCGCTTGCTGGCGAAGTAGGTGAGCGTCGTTCGGGTCAAAATTACCGTTGTTTTTAGTGGCGGATTTAACTTGTTTTGGGTCGAAGATGATCGCTTCAAAAGTGCCGTCTTTATTTGGCAGCACGACACCGTCAAACCCTCGGTGCTCTATTTCATCAAGCGAAAGCTGATCGTATTCTTTCCAGCCCGCCGGGTTCTTGATGTTGGCATAAAGCGACATGATCGTTCCGGTACCAGCTGCCCCGATTGCGCCGTCTTCAATGGCTTGCTTATTAGACGTTACCCAGAAAACGCCCTGGGCGCCTTTCTTCATATTCACTTTAGTGAATGGTTTATCTGTGCCGTGATAGACGACTTGCGGTTTGCCTTCGGCATCAACCACTTTACTATCTGCAAACCAAGTCTTGAACTCGGGCGTCTCAATCTGCGCATTTGCTTGATCCAGGCTATCGCTTGCCATGCGCGCGCCGGAAACGGTGAGCGGGTTCTGTTCATATAAAGCTTTAGGGCTTACGCCCAGCTGCGCTGCGCGCACTGCATAGTAAGCTGACGCCATCGATGCGTAAGTGTCATTGACCGATGGGCTGGTATGGCCGGCGGTATTAAGCTGGTCTTTGACTAAGCCCTTCACTTCGTTAGCGGCTTCTTTGAAATTCTCGTCGCCTGCCTGCGCTGCAATGGTCTGATCGACTTGCTTATTGAACTCTTCCTGGTATGTTTGCTGGAAGTGCTCGGACTCGGCAAAGGTCATGCCGTTAGGGTCTAGCTTGATATGGTCAACGATGCCCTGGCTAAGTTGCGTGCCGGCAATGTTTGCGGTGTACTCGTCCAGTGGAATGCGAACACTGCCGCCGGTACTTGCAGCTTCATTGAATTGTTCGCGTACTGACGGCGACACTTGCGCCAGTTGATCTGCGACGCCGCTTTGCGCCAGCACATTCGCGTCGATGTACACGTCTTGCACGGGGCCGTCTTGCGCAGCACTTGCAATGAACTGTTGAAAGGTCGCAGGGTCGCGCGCACGTAGCAAGCTTTCGCTTGATAGCTTGTCCAGTTGGGTGAGCGCGTCGCGGTGTTGTTGCGCTTGTTGCGCCGCTTGGTCTTGCCCGGCAAAGTGAGACGCTACGCTATCAATAGCTTTAGCTGCTCCTACTTGCACACTGCCCCCGACCAAAGTGGCCACGGCGGTTTGATAGGCGGCTTCAGGTCTTTCAGCTAGGTATGCCGAGAACGGTTTCTCAGGGTTTAATACTGCCCACTCGTTCAAATCCTGCAATACCGTCGCCACTTGTTCGCCCGGTATTTCTTTGGCCAGAAAATCTTTTGCTATTTGAAGGACCGGAGCTTTAGTTTTCAAGCCGTCTAATAATTTGATAGCCGGGATTTGTTCGGTCGCATACTCAATGGTGCCTTGCGAAACTGCAAAGGGCAATGCTTGCCCAAGCGACTTGCCTTGATCTCTTGCTTCACCGTAGCTTTGGCCTCCGGTCTGTACGGCCATCGTGCCTGACATTACATTCGGGTTGCGTGACATAATCGCAAGCGGTAGCGTTAATAGGCTTTGAGTCGCGGATTCTATACCACTATGAAAGGCTTGCTCAGTTGAGCCCATGTCGCCGCGGGCTTTCTGAATAGCGCTCTTAATCCCTTTCTCAACGCCGCGACGTTTACTAACTACGTCTGAAAGGCCGCCGAATAAATCAATCGGCAATATGCCGCCCGTTACCGCAGAGCCTACGTCTGCCGCAGATTGCACGGCACCATATACGCCTTCATTAAATCCTGAAAGTCCGGCCACGGCATCGTTACCGAGGGCTTTAGCGAAGTTAACCGTTTTTTCAAGTGCTGATAAATTTGCGGTGTCGTCATGGCTTAACTTAGCAAAAGCCGCATCGTCTGCCAGCTTCTGCTTTAAGATCGGTGACGACGCCACGGTCTTCGTGATCTGCTGCACTTGTGCTTGCTGCGCTAGGTCTGGGCGCGCCTCTATCACCGCATCGGGATACCCAAGCTGCTCGGCGACTCTGCGTTGCCCCGCGTATTGTTCGGGGTTAGTGCCGATAGCCTGGTGCAAAGAGCCCGTAAGCTTTGCTTCACGGGCTTGTGTTTCTGCGGTGAGTCTGGCAACGAGTGGATCGTCTTCGTTCTCAGTGCCTGGTATGCTAGTTGCCATCGATAAAGTCCGCCGCGTTAGAAATTGATTGAAGGTGAATCATGCGCAAGTTATGTTCGTTAGGCATAAAGCGCGGGTCTTGCGGAAAGCGGTCATGCAAAGTTTGCAAGCGAGTCGCAGCGATCTTGCGATCGGCGGCAGGAATGATCACCTTGTCGACTTGCTCCGGTTTCATTTGAATAACCGGAATCTGCTTATCTGAGCCGAACCATCCGCCGTCGACTGTAGCCGAGCGAGCCGTCTCATTGCGCATGATGTCGTTTTTCTCGGCACGGGTAAGCGGACGTTTGACCGCGTCTTGCTGTGATTGGATTAGGTGCTCAATGCGGAAGCGCAATCCGCCGAGGGCGGCTTTCTCGTCTTCGGTTTGCTTCGTGCCGAAGGGCTTGAGCCCCATGTTATTTGCAATTTGATTGAAGTCGTCCGTGTCCATCTTGGCTTCGATGATCTTTTGCGGGCTATTCAGTGCGCGCTTCATGCTCATGAGGCTGCCTGTTTTCTCCGTGCCGATATAGGGGATCATGGCCTGAATCTGATTTTCAGAAAGTCTCGCCAGCACGTCTGGGTTGCTATAGGCAAGGTACGCGCCGAAGCCAGCCTTCTCTTGCGCGCGTTCTGCGCGGGCTTGCTTGGCATCATTGCGTGCGTTGACCGCATCGATGTGTGATTGTTGCTGCCAAATCTTAGCCTCGACGTGATCCTGTATTGCGGCCTTCTTATCGCCTGGCAGATTGAAATATTCAGGCATGGCTTTGAGTTGCGCTAGTGACGCGCCTTTTGCGTAGGCATCCATGACCTTGTTGGTATTGGTTGCAGTACGTTCTAGTTCACTACTGTTAAATGCGGTGACGCGCGAGCGCACTTCTGCGATCGTGTCCTTGATCTTGCCCGCATCGCCGGGGAACATCTCGCGCACTTTCTGCTCCATCTTGTCGAGCTGGGCAGGTTGGCCGTCCGCTTTAGGGCCAAGCTCTTGCCATACCTTGTCGGCGCCCGCTAGTGCCTCGTTGGCGTCAACGGTTGTTTTCAAGTGGCCTTCGATCTTGGCTTGCGCATCGCCCGTCATACCGTATTTGTGCGTGCCGAAGTAGGCAATCGCCGCAGTTGGATTGTGTACCAACAAGGTATTGATCACCCCTGCATGGAGCTTTGTGCTTTCGGCAAGTATCGCGTTCTGAATCTGATCAGGATCGGTGACGCCTTTCTTGAGCAATTGCGCTTTGACTGAGGCGGCAAGGTCTTTGATATTGGCATCGGCGGTGGATGGGTCAACGGCTGCCCCATTGACTAGCGCGGTGTTATGCGCTTCAAAACCTGCATCTTGCGCTTTGTCCAATTGCTCGGCGGCATGTGCGCCGATGTAGCCGTGAAAGCCCGGTTGTTGCTGCGCCGCGAACGTCGTCAGGTATTGCTTAACCCGATCATTCGGTGCGGAGTCAATCGCCTTCTGGGCTGTCTCGTTGTAGAACTTGTCGGCCTCTTCTGGCAATCCCTTGGCCAAGTCGCCCTGACGTTTGCGCGCCTCAATCTTATAGTCGGTGATCTGATTAAGTAAGGCCGCCCCCATCTGGGTGCCGGTGGCCGTATCTTGTTTGATCTGCAAGTCTTCGGCGTGCTTACCTACCACGTCGCCTAGGTTTGATAAGCCTTGCGCAGCTGCGCCCGCGTAATCAGGTTTGGCAAAGGTATTAGGCGAAGCGATACTCTGCTGGCGTACGCCCGGCAGCGCTTGTTCTTCGACTTGTCTTTGATACTGTGGAATTGATGGCATGCTTATTTGCCTTTGTATTTATACCAGCTATCGGCAACTTTGCCGGCTCCGGTCAATAAACTGGTTGCGCCTGACATAAGCGGGTTCTGATTATCAGCTTGCATTTGATGTAAGCCGGCATTCGACATTTCGTTATTGGCTTGCACTTTGGCCGCCCATACATTCTTAGCGGTGTTGTCTTTAACCGTGAGCGCGTCTTGCTCGCCCAGGTATGCGGTGTCGGATAGAATATTGAGCGCGGAGCCTTCGGACATATCAATGCCCCGCCCCGCAAGGGTCGCTCGCTGGGTGCCCATGATCGCTGCGGTTCTGCGTTGCTGGGCAATAAGGTCACTCTCGCCGCGACGCGCTGCATCCTGCGCGTTCCAGTTGGCTATCATGGCGTTGTTACGATCCACGCCTGCTTGATAATTGTAGGCGGCCTTGGCTTGCGAGCTTTGTTGCACAGCGCTATATGCGCTCATTGCCGTGCTTACCACCGCCATTGCTACCGGTGCCCATGTCATAGCTTTACTCCTTGAATTTACCGGTGAGTGTAAAGCCCCGACATGGCGGCATCCGACCTACCCGCCAAGCGCTACATCAAGCACCATGGATAAGACTGTCATCGGCGTAGGGTCTGAGTTGCGGACGGTGAGCTGGCCATACGGGCCCCAGCTCGGTAGCACTTCGACATTCAGCTCCGCCGATTGCAAGGCAGGCACGGAACCGTACTCGCTATCGGTTCTATCCTGGTACTTGGTCAAGCGTGTTTTAGTTGGTCCGACATAGACTTCACCGGCGCGATACACGCGCAGATAGACACGGTTCACGTTCTTGACTTGGCCTTGTGCAAAGGCCTCAGACTGTAAGGTCAAAGGCAAGGTCGTCAGGTATGCGGTCAATGGCAAACCTACGGTTACTTTGCTTGCGGCAAAATCCAGTGCAATTGCCCCGGCTGTCACAACTTTAGGCGGGTGTACCGCGCCGTCAGCAAGGATATTCACGGTCTTGCCTTCAAGGTGGCCAAGCCCGGTGATCGCTGTTGTGGCTGCCCCTGAGTAAGTAAGGCCGCAATCAACATGGAAGGCGTCCGCCAGTACGGTTTCCTCTTGCAAGTCCAAGCGCTCAATGAAGCGTTTAGTCACCCCATTTACCGTGCGCTGTACTGAAAGATAGAGCACATCTTTCGTACCTTCCGGTATGCCGCAGATTGATTCGATAAAGCCGTCCGTTGTGTGTTGGTGCCAGCCCCATACCTTTTGCGAAGGCATGTAGGTGACGCCCAGCAATACGCCGTCATTGCGCACTACCCAGACGATCGGGAAGGGCGTGCGGGTCAATGCCATGTCGGTGATCGTGTAGGTATCGAACAAGTGTGGCGCCATGATGCTGATGTCGTTTGATCTGAAGGCGTACGAAACATTGTCATAGGCCACTTCGTGCACGCGGCTTGACTGGTTGCGCACATAGACTGCGGACTCGCCCGTCGTGATCGGCTGTACATTACTTGCGCCATAGTAGGACTGCGCGCGAGCGGACACGGTGTTAGGGCTGAATATGTCGGAGTTCTGCGTATAGATGCGGAAGTCACCATCGGTCGTGAGCAATAGCAGATCGGACAGCGGGATCATGTGCTCGATCTTGCTTACCTGCCGAGCGGTCAAGCGCAGGATAATCGCATCATCGTCGCGTGTCGGTATTGAGTAATTCATATTCGCTTCGGTACCGGCGCGTGTCGTCCAGAAGTTCTGCGGCTTGTTGTTCGTACCAGCAAAGCACCGACGTTGCTCGAAGTAGGTCACTGCCCCCGGGTAATTGCCTGCGCCGCTGAATGGGTTCACGGTCTGCGGCGGGGTGCGTGTCATATCCGGCGTGATGTTGTCATCTTTGAAAGTCACGCCGTCAGTCTCACCAATAAAGCCGAATAGGCCGTTGCGCAATTTATAGATGTAATACCTGGTCGCGCCTGTGATCGCCGCCCAGTTGATGGTATTAAAGTTACCGGCTGTCGTCAGGGTGTTCGTCGTGGTTACAGTATTCGATTGGCCAGTCTCTTCAAGTGACTCAGTGGCCACTGCGGTGACTACATACGAAAACGAAGTTGTACCTGTTCCTGTCGGGGTGATCGTCACGCCTGATGGCGCCGCAATGGTCGGAACGAAGCTAATATCTGTCAGGGTAAATGTCGTCGAGCTAGTGCGCTTGAGTTCTTTAGGTGGATAGTTCGGATGCACGATCGTCAACACGTCTGCGGATTGCACGTAATGCAGATCGCCGACATCGGCTTCCGTGTATGGCGTGACCAGTTCCACTGGCACGCCTAATACTGAGAGCGTTCCGCCCAGCGTATGGAAGCGCACATATAAGTCGCCGAACTCTAAGGCGTAGGCCTGCTGGTTGTTGAAGCTGAATTCCACCAGGGCGCACTTCTTGCCGTTGATCTTGGCATTGTTCACGAACTGCGTACCCTTGCGCGCCCGCGCTGGGCCGTGTGGCAGTATCATAAAGTTGATCGCTTCGGCTACGCCCGTCTGGTACTGGGTAAGGTCTACCCGTCCGAACATCTCAGGTGATATTTCGCCTCCTGCAAACGAGCGTGCTAAAGTTTTAGTAGACATTTAGCGCCTCCATACAGTGCTATGTTTAGCTTGCGAAATGCTTGCGCCGCGTGCACTGATCCAGTCCGGCTGATGCTCCGGTTTGTAGTTGCCTGCGTTGGCATCGTTCGCCGTTGCGTGTGCCAGTTGCTTATCAGCCATGCTGTCCATCTCTTTAGCCACGCTCATGCCGGTTGATCCTTTGATGATTGGCCCCGCGAGCCGTGAGGCCAGCTTGTAGCCGAAGGTCGCAACGAATAGCGGCGTGAACTGCGTCGGGTCGGTAACGCGGGAGACGTAGCGCAGCATTGCATTCGGCGTATTGGTCAATAGCACATTGCCTTCGCGCTGATAAGGTTGCTTATTGTCATCATCGCCGATGCCGCCCGCATAGTCCGTGTCGGCAGGGTAGACACTTAACGGCTTGATCATGTCAGGGGGCAGGGCGTACTGATACGCCCATGCCGTGGTTGATGGGGTAGTGAGCTGCGCTAAAGATTCCCGCTTGGTAGCAAAGCCCCATGCGTGCATCTCTAAAGTTGCATCCCGTACGATGGCGTAGAAGCGCGCGCAGTGTTGCGCTTGCGTCGTACCGTCTGGCGGGCTGATTGCTTGCACATTGGCTTCGTCGCCGAGATGGCCCAGTGCTAGGTTACATATATCGATGTCGGAAGCCATTGTATTTAATCCTTATTAAAAAGGGCGCACGGAGCGCCCTTTTATCGTTACTTAATTAAGAGCGAACCCTTAAACCAGTGAGTCGTCACCAGCGCCTGCAGCTGGATCACCTTCAGCGGCGGGGGCGCCTTTTACTTCTTTCTCAACTTTGGCCAACATTAAGTTGTCGGATAAAACCATGGCTTTGCCGCCAACTTTAGGGAAGGTCGTCTCGAAGGTTTCGCCTGCTTTTACTTGGCGGCATTCATGAGAAAGCCAAGTGTCGCGTACTGCTGTGTATTTAGGCATTTAATTGCTCCTATGCTACTGTGAAGCCGCTAGGGTAGTTTTTATTTACCGAAACGTCTGAGTCTGTTACGAAAGCCGTGAACGAACCGGCAGTTAATGGTCCTGTACCCACTGTGTATTGCACGCCCAAGTAGCGCTGGCCAATTGGCTGGGCCAGCAATACTGCGGAATTGATGCAAAGCACGATCGGTTTGCGGCCGATGGTTAAGTCCGTTTTAGGGATTGCGTCAGTTTGGGCAATGATCGTCGGTGACGTTAAGGCTGCCGCCGCGGATGTAATCACTTGGAAAGTAACCGTTGCCGCGCCAGCTGCAGTAGCTGCTACGTCAGTGTTGATCACCACATATAAGTCTTCGCCTGCGCCTACGTCTCGGTTAGTACCCAAGTCGATAGTGTTGGTTGAGACTGCGGTAGCAGTCACCGCTTGCGCGGCGCTGAGTTGTAATAGTGCGTCTGTAATCACGATAAAACTCCTTAATTAAGAAACAAGAGTTTCAGCGATACCCAGGGCGTCAACGCCTCGAACTGGAATACCCATGAAAGTCAATTGGTTGATTTGTTGACCGAACTGCGTCAATGCCTGGTTGATGCCTAGCGCGTTGCTTGATTTTTCCAAGGCTTGAATCATCAAACCTTCTTGGATTGAACGGTTGGCATAGAAGCCGGCACGGCCCATGTTCATGTTAGGGATACGTGCAATTGCGCGCATCATTAACTTGATCACGTTGGTTGCTGCGGTAGCGGCTTGTGTACCAGTTACGCCCACCCAGTCTGAAACGTCGATGTTGGCAATACGCACAACATAGCGCCAGTCTTTAACCACTAAGCCTGCATCCCACTGGAATAGTGTTTCTTCCGCTTGGTATGCGTAGCCGTTGGCATCAAGCATTTTTTGCTCGCCCAAGTCACGCGCTTGCAAGCCTGCTTGTGAACCTTTAGGGAAGGTACAAAACACTGTTTGCTCGCCCCACACTACCAGGTAGATTGAAGCGTTATCTGAACCTGAACCCCCGGCCAAGATCACGTTGCCGCCGTTACCTGCGGTTGTTGAGCTGTAGCGAGTTGCCAAGCCTGAGAATGTTTTCAGGTCAATACCCACGTTACCGTTGAACAGTTTGTTCGTAAACTCTTGAGACATTGCTTCGATGAATGCTGAGTCTTCGCTCAAACGGAACGCAGCTGAGTTGTCTTCCAAAGTCAGCAACTTCTTATCGATCGGTGAACGTGCTTCCATCATTGCGCAAGGCTCGACGATTTGAGCAGTAGTAGATTTACTGTTCGGCACGCCCTGGTTGTACGAACGCCAGTAGACAGGAGGCAAACCAGTACGAATTGTTGCCAAGTGTGAAGTCGCTTGGTTAGCTTCGCGGAATACCACGTCTTCTAGGACGTCATTTTGTTGTGAAAGTAACTCTGCAATCGGGTCAATCTTGCCGTCTGCATTGGTACGTTTTGAGTAGTCGGCAAGCGTAAGCTGACCGGTTGATAATACTGCCATGGTGTGGCTCCTTTAATTCATTAAGGGTTCATGTTAGGGTACATGCGCTTGGCAATTGGGTCGGGGTTGAGAGCTTGCGGGGTATGGGTACCGCGCACGACTAGCTTGTCTTCTCCTACTGCTTTGCCAACATTCACAAAAGCCCGAATCACTTCAGGATGGTTGCCAAAGCCCGTGGTGCGCAAAAGTGTTTTCAACTCAGGGGTACCGAAAGCGTCCAGCGCTTTGTTGGCGACCGCTAGGTTTTGGTCAAACTGTCCGCCGCCGAACTCTTTATCGGCCTTAGACTGGTTGACCCACTCTGCTTGCGTAGCACGGTAGGCTTCCGCTTGCTTCTCTTGTGCTTTTAAACTGAGGTCAAGCAATCCTTGCGCCTCTTCATTTGTCAGGTTCTTAGCTTTGGCAAACTCTTTGAACATGCCGCCTAGCTCTTCATCCAATGTCACGCCTTCAGGCATAACGAACTCATAAGTTACTTCCGCAGGTACTGCAGCCGGATCAACTGCCGGATCAGCGGCTGGGTCTGCCTCAGGGTCAACGGCTGCCGGAGCTGCTGCTGGTGCGCCTAGTGCTGGATCAGCTGCAGGGTCTGCGGCTGGTGCAACAACTGGGTCAACAACTGCCGGAGCTGCGACGGGTGCCGCCGCGGGTGCGGGGGCTGCTACTGGTGCTACGACTGGATCAGCCATTTAGTTATTACCTTTCATGGTTTCTACCCACTTCTCGGGGCAGATCGCTAAAATTTCATCGTTTACAAAAAGCCCCACATTGCGGCGGCCTTCGTTGAATGCGGTAACGTGTGTGCTTTCGGCGGCAAAGGAGAGCTGATAAATACCGGCTTGCTCCAATATTCTGCGCAATACGCGCTGGCCTCGGCTGTCTGCCATTACCCACTTGAAGTCCTCAATCTCGGCTAGACGTTGATCCTTGGCTTTTGATTTCTGGGCTTCATTCATGTTGGCAATCTACTCTTGAATTTTTCGAGTATCCGACCGCTACGCCGGAGAGCCACTTGAGTAGCCGGAAAACTGACGCATGATGTCAGTCAATCCGTTGCTGCCTTGGGTATCAATGCCGGATAGGGTTGCCGCAGTCTTCGCCATCTCAGGGGCCTGGGCTTGAGCTTGTTGCGCTTGAGCTTGCTCCATGCGGCTTTTACGGATGAAGGCCACTTTGTCATCGGCAACTAAGAATTGCGGGTCTATGCCTAGCATGTCGCCGTAGCCATCGAGCACTTGATCGGTGTCGATCTTATCCCACACACTCGGGTCTTGTTTTGCCTGGGCGAGCTGGCCCACGGTCATGAGCAAGCGGTCGACCGATGCCAGGCCGACTGCGCGTTGCGCTTGGGCGAGTGTCGATACGAACTCGACTTTCAAGTCCATGCCTTCAAGCTCTTTCGGCGGGGTAGGCATAATGCCGGACGTCACCATGTTGGTGAATGTCAGGTCGATCATTGGTGAAAGCATTTCATTATGCAAGCGCTCCAATACTGGGCCGAGCATGAGTAGCTTCTCTTCGTGTCGTTCTGCCACTTCCGTTGCCGTGATCCCGCTGCGCGTATCGTTGGCCAACATCAAGAACAGATCGGAATAGAACGCTTTGCGAATGCGGCCGCGCACGTCTTCCATGTCCCCTAGCAAGTGCTGAAGGTTGAGTTGCACTTCGAAAGCGGTCTTGATTGCCTGGTTAGGTTGCGCCATGTCAATGTAAGTGGTACCGCCCGGTAGCAAATCATTCTCGCGGCCGCGCATTGAGCTTGGCATTTGCAGGGGCGGCATGGTCTGATAGTCAATGGCCGTGCCCTTGCGCATTTGTTCATGTTGTAACTGGATCACGTCGCCCAGTGCGCGCATGCCCGGACCATGTCCGTAGATGTCGCCGCCTCGCACTGCCCAGCGTGGGGTTAGCAATGGGAAGTCATCGAAGCCACTCTCGCGTAGCGGCTTGGTTGGGTCGCCGCCGGCTTCAAAGTAGCAGGACTTGAAGCGCTTGTTCTTGCCGTCGCGTTTGCCGTACTCGCGCTCGTTGTCCAGGCGCGGTTCAACGCAGTGCATGACTGTTACCCACTGATCAAGGTTGTTGCGTGACCATTGGTTCTTGATACTCTGACTCACATTATCGAGGCCGAACTCAGCGACTACTTGCGCAACGGTCATCGGTATTTCACGATAGACCGTGTCCACTTCGTTGCGCTCGTCGGTGCTGATGGCGTACTCGCCGGCAGTCATCGGGTAGAGGCGGATCACGTCCTTGAAGTCAGGGCGCAAGAATGCTGCCGCCGTGCCGAAGCCGCCCAGCTCTTCGTAGAGTGTATGCAGCGAACGGTAGGAATTAGAGCGGGCGAATATCTCGCGCATGATCTTGGAGCACTTGAAAAGCCATTGTTTGACCGGATCAAACTGCATGAGGTCTTCGTCTGGTATGCCGAGGCGGAACCATGGGCGAGCTGGGCTGGTCATGCCTGCCATCAAGCCTGCGCCTAGAATGTCCAAGGCCTCGGTGCCGGTTGAATCTAGTATGTTCTGGTTGCGACGTCCGCCTTTGTTGCGGTCGCCTTCAAAGTAGCGTCCGCTACGGGGTAGCAGGTTATCTGAAATATCCTTGTAGTCGGCGATCCATGACGAGCGCTCATTCCAAAGCGCTTGTTTACGGCGCTTGTAGCGGGTGACTGGCAATTCATTTGATGCGGTTGGTGTGGGGTTTGCCATGGTCTATGATCCTAAAAGTGATACGCCGGTGGTTGCGCTTGGTCCAGCTCCGCCGCCTGCATTACCGCCTTGTCGTCTGGCAGTTGAGGCTTGCGCGGGTCCGCCGGTAGGAGCTTTAGCCCCTTGATATGCGCTGTAGCCATACGCCACCGTGCCGCCGCCCTGATCAACTTGCGCGTAGTACATACCGTCTTGCTCTTGGCGAAGGTAGGCTTGATTGTCGCCAAGTGCGCCCGGGTTCTTTGAGGTGTAGTTCGGGTCTAGCGCGATACCACTCAGCAAGACTTTATGCGTCGTGGGTTGACTGGCTTTCGCCATGAGTTGATCGACTATGCTTTGCGGATTGTCAGATACCAAGCCGCCCATACTCATGTGCGTGCCGTTATTTGCCCCGTTTATGCCGGGGTTTGAGCCTACGCCCGCGCCAAGTGCCGGAAGGCCTGCGGGTGCGCCTGGCATCGTGGCATATACGCGGCCTTGGTCATCAATGCTTAACCCTAAGATACTGCCGCCTTGCCCGTACGGGCTTGCTCTTGGCGTGGTCGATGCGTTCGGGTTCGTGTTGTTGGCTTTCGCTGTGCGTTGGCCGCCCAAGTTGACGCCGCTCAGTTGTTTACCGTCCGCAAAGACGTTGCCATTGCCGTCGTAGGTATAGCTTTGATAAAAGCCCGACGGTGCGGTATAGGCCGGTGATCCGCTATTGGTAGTCATTTTTAGCCGCCCAGCAAGGTGTTACCACCAAGCATCGGTTTGTTAATGTCGCCTTCGCCCGGAGCTGCGCCAGCGGTGCCCGTGAGCAATGTGCTTTGATTGCCTCCGCCTTGTGCGCGTCGTGTCTTTTCACGTGCGACTGCGTTGGCCGTGTTCGGGTCGCTAGGTGCCTGTGGTGTTGGTGGAGGT